AAGGGCATCGACGAACCGCCGGCGGACAAGATGGTCCGCGGCGCCAAGACCAAATAGCCTATGCCGACACTACTCAGCCACTCCACCAAGAAGGCACTGACCACCCTCGCGCGCGCGAAGGTGTTCTGCGGCATCGTCGGCGACGCCCAGGACTCCCGCCTCATCCCGATCATCAATCAGGTGACCGGATTCATCGAGCGGTACTGCAAGCGATCGTTCCTCTCGCAGACCTACACGAGCGAGGAGTACGACGGCACCGGGACAGGCTGCCTGATCCTCAAGCAATTCCCGGTGACCACGTTCACGAGCCTCCAGTACCGGGACTCGGACGACAACAGCCTCGACACCTGGACCACGGTCGATTCCGACGATTACTTCTGGTACGCGGACGGCCGGATCAAGCTGGCCTCGGCCACCGGCAAATTCCGAGAGGTGCCGAAGAAGTACCGGGCGACCTACGTCGCCGGCTACCTGATCGACTTCGACAACGAGAACACGCCGGCCAGCCACACGCTGCCCGAGGAGATCGAATACGCCTGCCACAAGCTGGTCTCCGCCCTCTTGAATACCCGCCGGGCCGAGGGCCTCGAGGAGGAGAGCCAGGGCGATCAGAGCGTGCGGCTCAAAAAGGAGGTGTTCAACGACGCGGAGACCCGCGCGATCCTCGACAAGTATGCGGCCCCGAGCATCTGACCTATGCGCCAATTCCAAGACGACACTCTCAAGGTGTACCGGTACAAGACCACCTCCGGGAACCTGAAGGCGCTCGTCGCAACGGCCACCGCCGACGCGACGGTGCAGCCTCTGGGGAAGGGACGCGGATCCTTCGACGTCGGGGTGTTCGGAAGCATGTACCAGGCGTTCGTGGAGCCCGACACGCCGGCCCAGGTGGGCGACCGGGTGAAGGACCACAACGGCGTGAAGTACGACGTGACCGACGTGATCCTGCGCGACTTCGGCGCCTTCCCCTACAAGGAACTGATCCTCAAAAAGACATGAACGTCGACATCAAAATCACCAGCCCGGATCTCAAGCTCGCGGTCGAAGCCGCGAAGCGCCGCCCCAAGGCCGTGGGCCGCGCCCTCGTCGATGCCGTGGAAGCCTCTGGCTTCATCGCCGAGGGGGCTGCCAAGCAGGCGCTCACCGAGGGCCCCACGAGGGCCATCAAGACTGGCCTCCTGCGCGCGAGCACGCGCTTCTACGAATTCAACCCGCTCGAGCTGAAGGCCACGGTCTACCCGCTCGTTAACTACGCCATCTTCGTCCACGAGGGGACCAAGCACATGGCGCCGCGCCCCTTCATGAAGGAGGCGGTACGCATCGCCACGCCGGCGATCCAGCGGGAATTCCGCGACCGGATCCGCGCGGCAATCTGACAGCCTATGGCAGACTTTGCTACAATCAAAGCGAAGGTGGTCCTGAAGGTGCAGGGCGTGACGGATAAGCTCGCTGCGGCCGCCGTGTTCAATCACGAGCCGCCGATCGACTCCGTCGAGCTCGACCCGTTCGCGGTCGTGATCGCCTCCGGAAACGAGAACGACTGGGTCTCATCGAACGAGAGCCGGCGCACCTACGCCTTCACCGTCCGGCTGTTCATGGAACGCAAGAGCCGGGGGGAGAGCAACGCCGAGTCGGCGCTCACCGCGCTCGTCGATGACCTCCTGGACGACTTCGACCAGGATCCGTACCTCAGCTCCACCGTTCTGATCAGCCGAGCCGTACCGAGCCGGTGGGGATACGTCCAGGGCACCAAGGAGTACCGGTACGCGGAGATCATCGTGATCGCCAAGACCGACTTTTCCATCAGCTAATAATAAACGCGGGTCCGCCCGCAACCACGACCATGGCATCGAAATTCACCGGTCGACAACAGGAGGTGGCGATCGCGCGGGAGACCACGCGGGGCACCCCGGTCGTCGCAAGCATGATCAATCTCCCCAAGGTCAACTTCACGCTCGAGGACAAGGTCGTGAAGGCCAGATCAATGGGCAACTACGGCGTGCTGCCAGGCGGCGACGCCGCGCCGGTCACCCAGAAGTGGGCGGAGGGCACGCTCGAGATCGAGGCGCAAGACAAGAGCATCGCGCTCCTGCTCTACAGCCTCTTCGGCACGCTCTCCTCGGCGAGCTTCAACAGCGCCTACAAGCACAGCCTCACGATCCAGAACAGCGTCAATCCGACGACGCTCACGATCGCGGTCAAGGATCCGACCGACACGACCAATTTCCTGGTCTACGCCAGGGCCTCGGTCGTTTCGATGGAACTGCGCTACGAGGCCGGCGAGATCGTGAAGGCCATCGTCAACTTCGTGTCCATGCCCCACAAGGACTGGACCGGCATCACCTGGCCGACCTACACGTCCGAGAACAAATTCCGGCATCAGGACCTGCGCTTCAAGATCGCCGCCGCGCTCGCCAACTTGGACGCTGCGAGCAAGATCAACATCCGGTCGCTCGTCGTCCGCATCGACCGCATGATCGCCCGGGAGAACGCACTCGGGACCGTCCAGCCGGTCGACATGGTGAGCCGAGGCTTCAAGATCAGCGCCACGGCCGTCATCACCTACCAGGACCGGACGTACCGGGACTACATGCTGAACGGCACCACCAAGGCCGTCCGCATCAGTCTCGACAAGACGGACACCACGATCGGATCCACCACGCCGCAACTCCAGCTCGACCTGCCCATCGTGCACTTCGACGCCTGGGAACCGAACCAGCCGATCGACGACATCTCCACCGAGGAGATCACCATGGAGGCGCTCTACGACGTGACGAACAGCATCCTCGTCGGCTCGAACACCTTCGTCGTGAACGCCACCGCCAGCTACTAAAAGCTGACGGATTAGGAACAGATTAGTACCACACCAATGCCAGTGCTCAAAACAACGCGCGAACTCAAGGACGTCGCTCTCCAAACGGTGGAGGGCGGCGTTGCCAAGGTGATCACCGCCGTCCTCGGAGAGGACATCGAGAAGATCCTGAAGCTCCGGGATGGCGAGGCCGGGCCGCTCGCCCCGCTTACGATCATCGTGCGGGAGTGGAACCTGACCGGGGAGGACGGCGCCGCGCTGCCGGTCACGGTCGACAACCTCCGGCTCCTCAAGCTCGCGGACGTTACCGCCATCTTCGCCGCCGTCGACGGCCTCAACGATTTTTTCGGCCAGGCACAATCAGCCCCTACGACGAAATGAGGGCGGCGGTCTGCATCGAGATGGGATGGACCGCGGACGAATTCGACCGGCAACCCTGGAGCTTCATCGACTCGATCCTGCACGTTTTCAAGGAACGCGAAAGGGCGGCCGACCGGGCCGCGCACCGCGCATCCCTTAACCGCCCCTGACAATGGCCCAAGAGCAAGTCAATCTCGTCGTCCAGGCGACCGACCAGGCCACCGCCACGCTCCGCAAAGTGTCGGGGGAGGTGGAGAACCTGGGATCGGGTATGACACGCTTCGCCGACAAGGCGAAGGAGGTCGCCAAGTCGCTCGCGGTCGTCGGCGCTGCCGCGGCCGCATTTGGCATTGCATCCGTGCAGAAGTTTTCCGAGGTGGGCGACGCGATCGAGAAGATGAGCCGGCGCACCGGCATCAGCACCGAGGCGATCAGCGTCCTGCGCTTCGCTGCCGAACAGACCGGCACGAGCATCGGGAGCATGGAGATCGGACTCAAGGCCATGGCCAAGAGCATGGCGCAGATGGGCACCGACGCCGATGCCTCTAAAACGATGCTGGCGGGATTCAACCTGACGATTGAGGACTTGCAGGCCATGACCCCGGAGGACCGCTTCATGGCCCTCGGAGCGGCCATCAACAGCATCCAGGATCCGACCGAGAGGAGCGCCCGGGCCATGGATATCTTCGGCCGGACAGGCGACGAACTGATCCCCTTCTTCGAGGAGGCCGGAGCGGGGATGGATGATTTCAAAAACAAGGCCAGCCAGCTCGGTCTCGTCATGGACAAGGAGACCGCCGCCAAGGCCGCAAAGCTAAACGACACGATGGGCGAGCTGAAGGGCCAGCTGGCCGGCGTCCAGCTGCAGATCGGTGAGGCGCTCATGCCCGTCGTCATCAAGATGAACGAGGAGTGGCTGCCGGCGGCGATCGTCTCCTGGCGCAACCTGGGCGACAACGTCCGGGGCATTTGGCAGGACATGAAGGACACGGCGACCAGGATATTCGACTCCATCAGGGACTCGGTCAACGGAACGCTCTCGAGCATCCTGCAACAGATCCAAAACGTCATCGATGCCTGGAACCGCATGAAGTCGGCGCTCAGCCAGACGGTGAGCGGCGTCGGTAGCGCGTTCAAGAACCTGATCCCGAACCTGACCGGCAAGGCGGACGGTGGCCCGGTCATGGGTGGGACGCCCTACATCGTCGGGGAGCGCGGCCCGGAGATTTTCGTCCCGAACATGAACGGTCGGATCATCCCGAACGGCGCCGCGGCCGGGGGAGCCGGCAACATCGCTGTCTACATCAGCGGCAACACCATCTCGAGCGACATGGACCTCCGCGAGATCTCCCGCCGGGTGGGGGAGGAGATCGTTCGCACGCTGAAGCTCAACATGCGTATCTGAGGTATGCCTTATGGCGGTAACGCTCACCATCGCCGGAACCGATCGGAGCAGGCTCGTCGTGGCCGGATCGGTGCGAATGCTCAATCAGCTCACGCGCCAGGTCGACCAGGCGTCCTTTGACATCGACAAGTACGGATCCCGGACGTTCGCTCCGAGCGTGGGCCAAGAGGTGGTGATTCAAAACGGATCCACCAAGCTCTTCGCCGGCCGCATCGTCCAGGTGGACGAGCAGTACGACAAGCTCGACCTGGTTCGCTACCGAATCCAGTGCGTCGACTACACCCGGGACCTGGACCACCAGCTCGTCGTTGAGACCTACGAGGACCAGACGATCAACGCGATCATCGCCGACATCAAAAGCCGGTACCTGCCGAGCACGATAACGACGACCAACGTCGACGCGCCGGTCACGGTCAAGTACATCGCCTTCAACTACGAGTACCCGAGCGACTGCCTGAAGCAGCTGGCCGAGCTTGTGAACTACGATTGGTACGTCGACTACGACAAGGACATCCATTTTTTCGCCAAGGAGGAGAACGCCGCTCCCTTCGAGCTTTCCGACACCGGCGGAAAATATATCTACGAGAGCCTGTCGCTCAAGAAGGACATCACCCCGGTCCGCAACACGGTCTACGTGCGCGGCGGGGAATACAAGGGCGACACCTTCACCGTCGAACGCACCGGCGACGGCGTGCATCAGCTCTGGGGTACCGAGTATAAATTCGCCGACATCCGGGTCGTGACCACCGGCCAGGAAAAAAGCGTCGGCCTCGACAACATCGACAACGCGACCAACTACGACTGCCTCTACAATTTTACCGAAAAATTCATCCGCTTCCGTGCCGACAAGATCCCGACTTCCGGCACGCTCATCCAGATCATCGGCCGGCCGTGGCTCCCGGTCCTCGTGAAGGTCCGCGACTCGGCAAGCATCGACACCTTCAGCGCGCTCGAGGGCAACGGCCTCTACGAGTACAAGATCATCGACCGGAGCATCAGGACCAAGGAGGGAGCCCGGCAACGCGCCCTGGCCGAACTCCTGGCCTACAGCGCCACGTCCGTCGAGGGCGAATTCGAGACCTACGCCGACGGCCTGCGCGCCGGCATGCGGATCCGCGTCGACTCCGATCTGCGCGGCATCGACGCCTACTACGTCATCAACAAGGTAGAGAGCTTCATCGAGGTGGCCAACAAAGACACCGTGAAGATCCGATACCGCATCAGTCTCCTCACCACCCGAACCTTCGACCACATCGACCTGCTGCAGAAGCTCCTCAAGGACGCCAACAAGGAGGTCCGCGTCGACGAGGACAACGAACTGATCGATGAGATCGAGAACGACGACGAGACACTGACCATGGTCGAGGCCGTCACCTTCACCGCCGAGGAGCGGGCCTACGTCTGGGGAGCGACCGGAGCGCCGATCCTGTACTGGAATCTGGGAGACTGGGGATAGCCAAATATGATAGGATTTATTTTATGAGGTCCTGCGACAGCCAAGACGTTCACGTCAGCCTTAAATCCGGATTTGACCTCCATGGCCTCCACCGGGTCGTCCTTTGCGACCTCACCACCAAGAAGGCGATCGAGGCCGAGCGCAAGCTCAAGGAGCTGATGCGGATGCCCAGGCTGGCGCGGCGGGATCCACGGAACCGCCGCCAGTACCAATACTGGCAAGCCAAGATGATCGACGCGGCCGGCGAGAAGGAGATGTCGATCCAGAACCTCGTCGCACTCCGTACCCGGTCGATCGTGGCCGAGCGCCTGGGATCCGTGAACACCTACTCCCTGAACCTGACGCATGGTGCGGTCGGAACGAGCACCACGGCGCCGGCGGCGTCCGACACGCAGCTGGGAGCCGAAATCAACCGCGTGGCGTATGCGTCCGCGGATGTTTCGCAGACAGCGAGCGGCATCATCGTCGTCAGCTTTTTCTGGTCTCGGGCGAGCTTCACGAACAGCGCGGTCACCGAGTTCGGGAACTTCGTGGATGGATCGGCGAGCGCGAACAGCGGGCGTATCTCGAGCCACATCCTGTTCGCGTCCGCGATCAACAAGACCGCGCTCAAGACCCTGACCGTGGACTCTCAATACACAGTAAGCGGATAAAAATATGCCTGGAAACTTTGGATCAGCGGAGGTGACGGCCGGCTCGCAGGCCACCGCCGACCAGTACAACGGACTGCGGGACGACGTGCTGAAGAACGCCGGCGACTACGCGACGGCGGGCGGTTCGGCGAACGCGTTCACGCTCACGCTCTCGAGCGATCTGCCGACGCTTGCGGCCGGCCGCGTCATCAAGTTCCTGGCGAACCATACCGTTACCGGCGCATCTACTGTCGCCGTGACAGGAGCGTCGGCCGAAGGAGCGAAAGACCTCAAGAAGTTCAAGAGCGGGGCGATTGCCGCGATAGAAAGCGGCGATATACAGAACGGTGCGATCATCGTCGCCGTTTACGACGGGACGCAATATATCGTCGTCGGAGGCCTTCAACCGGGAGGCATCGTGCCGCTGACTGCCGCGGCTGGATACGACGTCACTGCAAAAGTCTGGCAACAGAACTTCGATCTTTCCGACGCTTACGACTTCACCCTGACCGCCGGGGCACCTGGCGTCTGTACGAATCCGGCGACCGACAGCCTGGGATACGTACATCAGGCGGTGACGGCGACTGGCGGCTGCTCGACGGAGTTCTACACAAAAAACAAGTTTCAGGCCGGAACTTTCGCCACGATCATTGTCGAATACCTCATCAAGATCATCGTCGTACCAAGTACGGACAAGGTGAACTACGGCCTCGGCGCAAACGCCACGGCAGGACAATATCCCGGCTTTGAAAATAACTCGTTCGCGCTCGCCTTCGATGGCACCAACTGGGTGTTCAAGACCTTAAACGGTGCAACGGTGGAATCCGACACGATCTCCGCACCCTCTACCGGTTGGCATCGCGTCAGGTTCGAAATAACCGGGAACGGCACGACCTACAAATGCTTCATCGACAACGTCCAGGTCGGCACGACGCACACGACGCAGATACCGGTGACGACGACGCAGCAATCCGCGCGGAGCCTTTTCGGTACGCTGGCGTCGAATACTATCGCCGCCGAGGTCGACTGTCATCAGGTTCGTATCGTCATGGTTCCGTAAGAAATGCCTATGCCAGAAGAAAACGAACAGCTGCAACGTGGCCGCTTCGAAGGCGAGGTCATCGCGCGCCTTACGTCCATTGACGGACGGCTCGGCGAGATCACGTCTACTGCATCGGCAGCTGCCGCGAAAGCTAATTCTGCGGCCGAGCTGGCGGCGTCTGCGTCGGCGACGCAGGCCGACCATGAGGCGAGGCTCCGGGCAATCGAAGAACGCAATGCGAACGAGAAGGGAAAGAGCAGTGCGCTGTCGGCAGCGATCGCAGGGGCGATCTCCGTCGCCGGCATCGCGATCCAATGGATCGGAAAATAACCCCCACCATCATGCCCGAACAGGAACTCGACAATCAGACCGGAGCCGAAAGGGATCCGCGCGATGAGCGCGATCAGACCGTGAGAGATCTCGTCGCGGCCGGAGCGATCGCTCCGGCGACGGAGGCAGACTGGGACAAGGGGTACAACGCGTATGACGAAGCAGGCATCATGCCGGAGAAGCGCGACCAGGGCGGTCGCCTGACATGCGTCGGCGAGACATGCGCCATGTATGGGCGCGTGCTCCGCAAGGTGATGGCCGACGTCGATGAGATCCTCTCCGCGTCATCCATTTACCCGTTCATCCGGCTGCCGAACGGCGGGGCGTACCTGCGCGACGGGGCGAAGGCGACCGTGGCCGGACGTCTCGTGCCGAAGTCGGCACTGCCGGACGAGGACGCGAACGGGGTGCCGGTGCCCGAGATGGTCGCGGCCGACCTGAACCGCATCACCCCGGAGATCGCCGCGCTCGGCAAGAAGCTGGACGTGTTCGACAACTACCGGATGGTGGACGGATCCACCGACGACATCGGGATCTTCGCCGCCGCGATCCGCGCCGGCAAGGGACTGATCCTCGGCTTCACCGGAACGAACCCGGGATGGACGTGCCCGGCGTGCCGAGCGCCCAAGCCAGGGGAGAGCAAGTGGGGGCATGCCGTGTTCGGCGCGGCGTTCGGCAAGACCGACGTCGAGGAGTGCGGTCTGCCGGTGGGCACCAAGGCGCTCTTCGTACCGAACTCCTGGGGAGGCCGCTACACGTTCACGAGCGGACGCTGGAAGGGATACCAAGCGGTCCCGGAGGCGTACTTCACAGCGGGAGAGCAGACAGCCGTGGGCTTCGTGAAGGGCATCCACGTCTTCCCGAGCTGGACGATCATCCCCTCCGCGATCGTGCCGCCGAATCAGTGGGCCGCAGACTTCCTGAAGCGGCATGACCGCAAGCTGGCCCGGAACACCGAGACCGGGGAGCGCGCACTGATCCTACAAGGCAAGCTGAAACGGATCATCCAGATCCGCGCCGGCTTCGCCGCTCTCGCCTGCATCGACTACGGCATCGACCAGACCCGCCGAGTCGACATCGTGCCGGCGGAATGGGAAAAGCTCCTTCCGCTATCGGAGGATTTCTAAATCACCTCACCCCCACGCCCATGAAGCCCGGTTACAAGACCACTGAATTCTACGTCACGATCGGGACCGTCCTGGTCTCGCTCGCCGGCGTCCTCGGGGTCATCGCCCCGGAGGATCAGAACGCGGTCGCCGAGGCGGTCAAGCAAGCCGTCCTCGGACTCGCCGCGACGATCACCGCCGTCGTCTACATCTGGGGGAGGACGATGGCAAAGATCGGCAACGGCAAGTGAACCTCCGCCACGGCATCGCCGTAGCGGCAACGGCCTGCCTCCTGGCAGCGTTCCCCCTCATCGAAGGTCAAAGGACCCCAGGACAGGCCGAACCACGCTATTACGAAGCCACAGGGCCAGCCAGCCCCCTTCCAATGGCCGGCCCCGCACCCCCGAGGGGGAGGATCCGGACCGTGACCGCCTACAATAGCGTCCCGGAACAGACCGACAGCACCCCCTGCATCGCCGCCGACGGAACGAACATCTGCCGGCGCGCCGCGGCCGGGGAGAAAATCTGCGCCGCGAACTGGGCCCCTATCGGAACGCGCCTGCGGATCCAGGGATGGGGCACCTGCACCGTCGCCGATCGGATGAACGATCGCTATCCTGCCCGGGTGGACATCTTCATGGACAAGGACCTGACCGGCGCGATACGATGGGGCGCGCGACGGATCCGCGTCGAAGTCATCCTGTAGCGGGGTGGAGAAGGAGCATCTCGCCCGGCTCATAACCGGGAGAACGCGCCCTGCGATACGGCGCCCCCGCGACCACAAAAAAAAGAACACCGGCCACGACGGCCGGTGTTTTTGCGCGAGGGGTGATCACGGCGCATCTGTGGCGAACGGTCGAGCCGAAGCCGGAACCGCCGGGCGATGCGAGAATCAGCCAGGGCGGTGCCCTTTGTTCGTCTCGTGCTTGCCGGGACGATGCCAAAAAAAGACCGCCCTGTCAATGAGGGCGGGCCTTTTATTTGCGGCACTCGAGGTGATCCCCGCACCGAGGATTCGGACATGGCTCACTCGAGGAGCACCCGACGAACCGGATGTAGGTCCGCCAACAGGTGGCGCAGGTGTGGAAGTGCCGGCCGGGACGAGGAGGCCGACTGCCGCGTCCTTTTTTGAAGGCTGCAATTGAGAACATAGCCTAGCGATTGATTGAGTAGACGCGGATCCGCGGACCAAGGAACGAGGAGCGCGAGGTGACAACACCGGCCTCCCGGAGAACCTTCAGGGCATGGGACACGCGGGTCGGGCTGCCCTTGGTAGCAGCGACGATCTCCGACACCGAGGCGGCCGACTTGCCGAGGCGCATCAGGATCCGGAACCGGAGAGGACCCGAGACCAGACGCAGCTCGCGCAGGGTGCCGGACTCCTTCGTGGCGCCGGCGTGGAGGATTTGAAACATCAGAGGGGAAAGCATAGGTGATGGGTAAAGAATCAGCCGACACTCCGGAGCGGAGCGCGGGGCCGAGCCTCTACGCGAGGTCGATCGCCTTCATCGGCTC